AGGAACAAGTAATCCTGCGTCAATGTCCTCATCTGAGGTGACTGAATTTAATAATAAATTTTGTGTAAGCTGAGTAGTTGATGCTGTCCATGTCGCACCATCAGACGATGTAAACACTTCTTGTGATTGTTCTTCTGCTGTCATGGCAATCAGTTTGTTTTTATGGGTAATCATGTCTAACCCAACTGCTGCCTCATCACCTGACCTACCAATTTTAAAAGCTACTGTAACTAAATGTGCAGGCTCGGATGCACCAAAACTATAAGACATAGTTGTAGTTGTGGTTGTAGCCTTTTCAAAAGATATGTTGTAAGAAAATATATTTGCCCCACTTACTTCATCATAAATTTCTGTTTGATTAGCCCCTGCAGTAACGGATGGGCCATCCTCCACTACCATGGATGAGATAACAAAATCTCCTGCAACAGTTGTAATATCGTCAGTTATGGAAGTTCCTGTATTTGTAGTTTTTTCTGTGTTTCTGACAGGGCTGTCCTGATCTATTCCAACTAAATTAATAGCATGAATGTATGCGTAATCTTCTGCAGCAAAATTAGTGCTTCCATCAGCAAATCTCCATGCAACAACAAGGTTATTTGTACCAGCACTAGGATTTACTAAATAGTAAATAGCTGTATACATAACACCTGTACTAGCTGTGCTTTCAGCTTTAGTTAAAGCGACACCATCGTATGTAATACTTGAAGGGTCAGCTCCAGTATTTTCGAGTTGTAGAACAACAACTAGACATCTGTTTTCACCTTTTGTCGTATGTGAAACTGTGTAGCTTGCTGCACTATGATTACTAGTGTCAGATGTGATGCTTCTGTATGGAGAGTTTACATCCCCACCATTTTCCCAAGTGTCACTAGCTCCTGTAAATTGTCTGTTAACAACAGTTCCTGCCGATTCAAACAAAACATTTGTCTCGCCTTTAAACTCAGCACTAGCTCTCGCTATATCTAAAGATGTAGCAGTAGTTGATTCTGACAATACAGGTAGATAAATTCTGTCTGCCCACCTGGTATCACAGGTACTATCAAAGAATCGTCTGTATTCAGATGGGTCAAATGCCACATCAGAATTGATTCTTGCTCTGCCAAATCCATTCATTAAATTTGGAATGATGAAAGATTCGTAATTAGCTACATCTTCAGGTCTTGTTCTACCTGTGGTTTTCTGACTCTGAACGAATTGCTGAACAGGTCTGGAGACAACTTTATTGTTCTCCCTGTCAGGTAGTAATGAATACTGTTTAGAATTTATTTCTACATCTAATGCCATTAGAACACCATTCTTGGAATTGCTACTGGGGGTGCGTTAACTCCGACCAAATCTCCTTCTACAGCTCTCACATAACTAGCCTCATATTGCCTAGCCATCTCTGTCCAATTACTGTTGGGATCACCTGCAGCCATGCGTAAACACAGAAGCTGACGAACTTTGTCGTATACAGGATGTAGTAGTTCGCCATCTATCTCTATCGTTGTAGAGTCTGCTGATGCTGCTGTGAGAATATCTCGGCCCACAATTCTTATTCTGTATTTGTCAGGAAGTGTTTCCTGGAATCTGATTACTCCACCATTACTAGCTCCTGCTACAGGTGGTACATGATCCCAATTCCTCAATTCCAAATAGGGTATTTCTGTTATTTCTGACTGACCTAAACTTAACCAAACCTCATCTACATAGACTGCTATTGCACCACCTGAAGAAATCGATAAACCTACCTGAAATTCTGTGTCATTCTGAGTAGTTATCTGACTGCCTTTCATCCACTCCCAACCTGTTCCACCATGTGTTTCAGATTGAACAGCTCCATCTATAGTAAGAGATACACGAGATGCAGTTGTGCAATACACCCAAGCTCCTAAATTAGCCTCCACACCTTGTGTGGCAACAGCCGTATAGTTACTGCTTGTACTATCAAAAGTTTGCACTAAAGTTACTGCTGTAGAATCTGGAACAACTAATCTCAAGGAATTGTCTCCATGTAATACTGCATAGTTTTCAGGATTGTGAGTCTGAGCTTCCTGATTCATTGACGCTCCACCACCTGTTACAGACCAGTTATCACAAGCCGTTGTACTACTCCAATCCTCAAAATCACCATTAAGTAGAAGGTTGTCGTTGGAGTCAGCGTTTCTTCTGTTTCCTCTGTACACTCTGTCTATCAATCTGATAGTTGATGGAACTGTGTATGTGTACTGATCTAGGCCTGTAACAATACTTTCCAAGTCTCTAATAATTGATATGCCAGGAAAGACAATTTGCCTTGCCTGATCGTATGCTTTTGTAACATCGTCAGGGTGTATGTTCGACAATTCAAAAGTCACTGACCCTGATTCTGCCGACCAGTTAGCTCCTGCTGCTGTAAGAGTTCCTGAAGACTGTGCGTAATCTGTAACTCTTCTTACAGTACCTGCATTATTACCTGATGTTATGTGTACAAAAAATCTGTTATTGAAGTAATCATCTACTGGGAATCTGTCTGTTAATTTAGTGTCTAAGACATTCGCATTCCCACTACTTATGTTAGTAGTTGTAGATCCTGTTATTAGACCAAGAGGTCTTAAAATGTCTTGTCGCATTGTTGCCCATGTAGTAGTTGGCATTAGCTCACCTTTACCTCTTTTATGTTTGCTTTCTGTTTAATTAAATGTTCGTTTGCTAGTTCTAATTCACGAATGATTCTTCGTTGAGCAATAATCGTGAGTTCTTTTTGAACAGCAGGAAATTGTTTTAGTAATTCCTGTATGTCCTCATCTTTTACTTTTATGTCTTGCGTCATGAGATACCCCTTGCTGAACACCAGTCATCTACCATCGTGTCTATTTCTGCATCTGTGTAGTCTCTCCACACATGAGTGCCTGATCCTGGAGCAAGTGGAGGATTTTCCTCATAAGCCATAGCAGGGTCGTTGTCTCTAACATCTTTTACATATGTTTTAAGTTGTGCCACTGTCAATTCAGTTCCAACTCCTGACCCCACTCCAATCCAAGTGTCATCAACTAAATGATGAAAATAGCCATGATCGGTTATTTCTGATGGGGTTTGTCCATTTACAAAACTGTATTTAATAATTGCCATTACTTATTAACTCCGTTTTTAAACAACCATTCGCTACGAACTAACTCAGTAATACCAATGTGTTCCATTGTTTTTATGTACTCTTCTCCAAATGTTTCTACACACTTGTCTAAGAACTCATACAAATGGTCTATAGAAGGGTATGCTTTTTCTGCTATCAAACCTTCGCATTGGTCTATGTATTGCTTAATGTAATTGCGAGCAGTTTGTAGGTGTATGCCGTACTGTTCCAGGTACTCTGCGTTACCTTGACTAATGCTTCCTGTAAGAATCATGTCTCTGTGGGATTGCCTAAAGGCTTGTTTAATGTGATGCCTTATCTCATCTAATTCAGCATCTTCTTCATCCCATAAAAGTGGAATGTTATTGTTCTTTCTGATTTCTTCATATGCATCTTGAAAAACAGCAATTTCTTTTAATGCACCTTCTATGTAAACTTTAGAACTCTGCATACTAGCTTGTGCTTCTGCAATATTAATGTGAGCAAGTTCTGTATCCTCTTGTTCCCACTCTTTAATTTCTACTTCTAGTTTTTGGTGCTTAAAATAACTTTCTTTTAGTGCTTCTTTTTTTCGTTCTATCTGTGCAAGGCATTGCCTAAGTCTTCTGTAGGGACTATCGGTCAGCATAGTAAGAGTCATAAGTTGATTAGTAGTCTGTGTATTCTTTCTACCTAAAGAATTGTTGGCTCGTTCCATCTCGACCATGCGTTCAGAAATTTTCTGAATTTTGTCAGGTGTCATGGTTGCCATACCAGTAATTGAGTTTTGTATGTGTACTAATTCTTCCATATTATGTTCCTGAAAGTGCTGCCCCATCAGCTACTGTTGTGACTAAATCGCCTACATCAGAAGCATTTCCTGCAGATGCAATAGTTATTTTGTCTATGATGTTTGAGCCGTTTGTAGATGACCCACCTTCGTTATCCCCACCACCATATTCACCTCTAGTGCCGTCACTCCAACCATTCATGCTTGCTCTTGAAACTGTTGAGTCACCAAAATCAGTTGCATTACCTGTAGAAGCTACAGTAAAAAACTCCAAAACATCGGAGCTACTATCGCCTCTTCCATACACAGCCCTAACAGTAGAAGCTACAAAAGCACCTTCTTGATCTGTTGTTCCTAAATCACCAAAATCGCTTACATTAGCTGAAGTGGAAAAATCATTGTATTCAACAACATTTTCCCTACCTGCACCACCATCATAACCACCTGCAATCAGATACCTGGTATTACCATTGGTTGCAGCTATACCGCTTTTAGCTTCACTAAGATTCCCTGCATCAGTACCATTTCCTGTTGACGCAATAGTAAAATATTCCATGTCATCTGCTCTTCCTGATGCTGCTCTTCCACCACATGAAAACAACAATGTGCCATTACTAGCTCCACCTGCACCACCCATACGACATCCAACATTAAGATCACCAAAGTCTGAAGCATTTCCTGTTGAACCTACTGTTATATAACCAGTATCTGTTACATTATTAGATGAAGATGTTTTTCCACCTGCAAAAACACCCCTAGCAATATTTGAACCTGAACCTTTCAAACCAAATCTAGCACTGTTTAAATCACCAAAATCTTGTGTGTTTGCATCAGATGCTAAAGTTTTGTATTGAATTACATTGCTTGGTGTCTCTGAACTTGTTCCATCATGTCCACCTGCTAGCACTGCTCTGCTACCAACCCAAGCTATAGTTGCACTATATGTAAATTCAAATGCGTTAATTTTTTCAATATCATCGTTAGTTTTAGCATTGAATTTCTCAATGTCTGCTATTGCTATGGTGTTGACCTTCTCTATTTCGTTAGCCATTAAGCGTGTTCTATAACGTCATTTGATGGGTTAAAAAATACTGCGTTAGCTGTTACTGCATATCCAAGAACTTGAACAAAATCACCATCACTGTCAGGTGCAGTTTGTTCAGGTACATTCTGTGAAGACGTTTCTGCTTCAGGAGCATAAAGAGTTCCACCTACTGTGTAAGCAGGAAATGTTCCATTGTCCTGGAGAAATCCAAATAAAAGGAATTTACCTGTAGCATCTGCTGATAAATCCTCTGCTGCCATAGCTACTGCAGGCATCGTTCCTGCTGCTGTTGCAACGGCTTTGTGCATCTTGGAATCAGATGCTTTAAAGTAAGTTACCTCACCTCGTACCAAGGCTTCTCCTGCAGTAAATGTAGCAGTAATACCTGATACTGTTTCGTCAGCAGGTGATGAGTCAAAGTGTGCATCCAAAGTAAAATCGACTGCATTCTCAAAGACTGTTCCACCTGCAATTCTTAATTGGTCTGTTCCATCCTCGTCATACTCAAGACTCACATCCTGACCATCACCAAGATAAATCTTTTGGTCATCCCCAATATATAGATGTCCCCATTCTAGAGATGTAGTACCTAAAGTAGCACCACTAGCAGCATCTGGAACAACTGCCGTTTCAGCAGTAATAGTTGCTGTTCTTATATTGGAAGTTCCATTATCGATAGCACCGAATCCTGATGTAATAGATCCTGAATCCAATGCACCTGTAGTTACTATGTTTGCACTACCTGCTGCAGGAGCTGCAGAAATGTCTGATAAAACCTCAGACGCACTTCTACCTTCTATGGTAGTTCCATCAACTCTAAGGAAGTCATCGTCAACTACACCTGCTGCAAATTGAGCCACATCGTGTTGGCTGATACCTTTAGCTATTTGCAGTTTGTTACTGGCGATTTCTAGTCCAGGATTAGTACCTAAATCTACTGCAACTGTTGCTGTACCTGAGCTGTAACTTACTGCAGCTCCATCACCCCCTGCGACAATAACAGCACCTTTTGAAGATGCCGTACTATCGTCTACAGAAATCACAGAACTAGAAGCTGTTAACCCAGTACCTGCAAATAAAGTGGCCAAGTCAGCGACTGCTTCTTTTCTTGAAGCATTGGAATCATTAGCATCAATAATTGCAATGAAGTCACCATCAGCAACTGCTGCTGCTGTCAGCTCATTAAGATCGAGTGTTACAGTTACAGAACCACTAGCTCCACCACCTGACAATCCATCTCCAGCTGTTACGCCTTCAATGTCTCCACCACCTGGTCTAGCACTTCCTGGTAATAGTATCCCTGCCATTAGTTCATACCTGGCACTTTATTCCAGAACTCAAAATCAATTGTTGCAGCGTTAGAATCGTTCTGCCTTATGACCTGAAATCCTGTAACTTCATCTCTTGATCTTAAAACTATTATGTCTCCTGCTGCCCAAGTCCTACCTTTAGTATTTGTAGGAGCAGTTCCATCACGAGTTTCAGTAACACTGTTAGTTCTGACATAACCCTCAGCGTAGTTAGCTTGGTCAGGTACTGTCAGCGATGTTGCTGAGTCTGTTACTGCGTGAGTAACTAGAGAATTGGGTATAGGAGAAAAATTATTTTTCGCCATTATTAGTTCTCCTGTTATTGCTTGCTCTGTTTGATTCGGCAAGTAATCTGATAGCTTCTGCTAACTGATTCTCCTTTGCCTTTTCCTCTTGCTTCTCTAGTTCCTGTCTTTCTCCATCTATGGTTGCCCACTCTCTTCTGTGTCGCTTTTCCATGTGAATTCTCAAATCGTGAGAAGCTACGATGTTTGACTTTCTGCAATAGGGAAGACCCCATGTGTCATATAAGCCTCTGTTGGGATCATCTTTGTGCAACATACACTTGATTTTCCCTTTAGCAGGTTCGATACCTTCAGGCTTTCTTGTAGTAAATGCATACGAGCCGTCTTCAAACTTTTTCTGTAACTGTTGCTCTAGCATATTTCTGTTAACAGTAGACCTGTCACCAGTTCTAGTGCTGTAGACATATACCCATCCTGCACTCTGAAGTTCTGTTGCTGTCATTGCCATTCCATTAGAATTTCCAACCACAGCACCTTGCTTCATGTTTCCAGGTTCTTCAGCTTGTTCTGCGTCACGCATCATCTCTTGTACTGATTCGACATTCTCTGCCATTAGGTTCGCTCCTTTTTAAACTTAGGGCCGAATACACTAGCCCCTCGTTTCCATTTGTTTCTCTCTTCTATGTTGTCCCAAAATATCTTTTTGAGATCCTTTGGTTTTCTCTCTGTCTTGGGTGGTGGCTTAAGGTTCATGTCCTGAGCCATTCTTAAAGCCTCGTCTACTGTATATAGTGCTTCGCCCCCACCTTTGCCATTTGGAACTCCACAGATCAATTGAAATTCCTCACCGAACAATCTAGCATCACCCATGTCTCTTTCAAATTTCATCTTTCTGTCATTACGAATAACAGTAATAGTTTGATATCTTCTAGACCCTGAGTAGTCATGAGCGTTCCTATTAAACTCGGCTAGGTAATAGCAACGCTCATTTCCCATGATTTCGGCTTGAGTTAATTCAATCCTGGAAACCATCTAAACTCCTAAATGGTGAAGTCTCTTGCAGCACTTACATAGAAGTAGTCGACATCCATGGTTAATGCTGTAGTTGTTTTAGCTTCAACAATCAATTGGCAGGCTAGGTCTACAGTTGTAGATACAGCTCCTGTCTTTGTTTGTTTAAGTTCGCCATCTATGAACCATCGGCAAGTTCCATTCTCTGCAATTTCCAATCGCAAAATTTGAAATTCACCTGCTACGGCTGCGTCATCCAGGTCAACACTTGTAGATGTTGTTTCACCTGTAGTTGTTCCACCTGCATAGATGCCATGCCAGTCAGCAGAGTCAGTCAATTCTGAGCAGAATAAAAACCCTGCTCCATCTGATGCTGTTAATGTGATAGTTGTGCCGTTTCCATGGAACACATCGTCTTCCAGAGATACTGTGTCAGTATTCACATCACTGAAACCAAAGAACACTTCTCTGTTAGCTATCGCAGGTAGTCTTACTCTTGCTTCAGCTACTATTGTTCCCATGTTTCCTACATCAAACATTGCTGATGTTGTTACGCCTGCAGCGTGTTTGTCTTCGTTAGTAGTAGTGAATTGAGCAACTCCATTCACTGCATCAGAATCCAATGCAACAATTCCTGAGTCTGTTTCTGCTAATCCATCACCGATAACTCTGAGTGAACCGATGTTTCCGAAAGCGTTAGTTAACGCTATAGGAACTTCAGCTCCTACAAAGTCTTCAAATATTTCAATCTTTCCTATAGGCCCTTGTACTGTAGCCATTTATTTCTCCTCGAGCTTTAGCTCTAATCTTCTTATTCGCTTCCTGTAGGGAGCGATTACTTCATTTATGTGTTCTGTTTTACGAGGGATACAAGCCAGGTTCTCTAGCCTGTTATCCCTCATATTGCCGTTCAGGTTATGAACGACCCACCCCTTTGGAATTGGCCCATGTTTCTCTGACCAAATCCTTCTTCTTTCATTCATTAGCTAGTTGGTGCTGTTGCGTCTGCAATAACCTCATATAGCCAGTTACCACTGCTTCTTTCACCATAGGCAAATTCATCGTAGTGATACATTGCTGTAGCTCCACCACCAAGTTCAGGTAATCGCTTAGTCTCGATATAAGGTGATCTACCCTCTACCAGAACCAAAGCCATCATTGAGAAAACTCCACCTTTAGCATCGTCAGAAGAGTCGATAGTTAGGTTTCCATCTTCATAAAGTCTTGCACCTGCGATTGTGCCTCTGTATCTGTTTTGGTAAGCCTCGACAGATACACCTGCTGTTAGAGGTGCGCCACCTGTTTGGTCAATTGCAGCAGCGATTAATTCATCATCGATGTCTTTCAACTGAAAGCCATGGAAGACTGCATTTATCGGTGATCCTGCAGGAGCTGGTTCTGTTGTGTTAGAAGTAATCCTGTAAGCTGCAGCAGCAATTTCACCTGAGTCCAAAGCGTTTCCTGCAGCACCAAGAGCTGTAGTAGCTCCATCTATTGCTGTAAGTCCGTCCTGGTCTTTCTTTCTTTCAATAGCGTTCTGTGCCAATGACCCTGTTTGGGCATAAGCATTACTGCTAATTCGTAGTGCAACCCTGTCGGTGATAACTGTATGTACACCTATAACAGTTGGAGTAATACTAAAAAGTGTGTCTTCCATTTGTTGTGGGTTGTCTAATTCTGTGTTTTCAGAAACTGCCTGAGCTGAGAGTTTAGCCATGCTAACCTCATTCCAAACAGTACCTGTGTTTTCGTCTAACCTTTGTCGGTCAACAAGGTTAGGCATTACGCCAGCAAATTCCCTGACAATTCTTGCAGATGCAATCATAGTAGGAATCGAATCAGCTAACGAATCAGTAACTGTATTTCCTGATGCCATTTTTTTCTCCTATTAAAATCGGATGCCGAGCTTTTGCATTTCCTCGGCAGCTTTTGCTATTTCATCTCTAGTAACTGAAGTTTCAGAATTTCCAAGTCTAGTAAGTAAAGATTGGCCATTGGGAGATACTGGCATACCTGCACCTGAATCCAGGTCATTAATACCAAGTTCCTCGTTCTGTTTTCGCCTCTCTTCCTCTGCTGTTCTTCGAGTTGCCTCAACTTCAGTTTCA